ATAGATGCGAACTTCACGTCCATCGCGAGTGCGGTACTTTTTGTTGATGTCGATCATTGTGTTTCTCCATTATAATCAGGATCAGGGTGGTAGACGTAATAAGGGAAATAGTTGCCCATAATCTTTTTGCGAGCGACATACTCCCACCAAATCGTAATCTCTTCGCAAGTCTTACAATGGCAGATTGTTATCGGATACCAAGCAAACCAACGATGCCATTCGTGCGTTTTGTTAGACCAACGCATCACTTTCCTCCCATTAACATCTCAACCTTTGTCTTGTTCTCATCATCCAGATAGTAGCCAACGCCCCTGATGGCACTGACTTCAATGCCATGCTCGCGCAACTTCTTCCTGAGCTTATGGATGGCTATCTTCACCCGGTGGTAAGCGTAGTCTTCACCTTCACCCCTGCGGAGTTGGCCTGCCTCCGCGCCAATGGCATCCAGATAGGCAAAAGTGGCTGTGGGCCTACTGTAGAGGCCCATCAGCAGCGCAGCATGTTGACGGGGAAGAACGCGCAGGAAAGGATTGCCAGCGGGTGCGATGGCTTCGCGAAGCTGCCGCAGTTCTTTTTCCAAAACGCTAATGTATTGCTTCAACGCAGCTACATGAATGTCAGCGGATGTTGTCATTAACGTTTCCCCCTCCAAACGGCATCGACCAGCTTGCGGACCTGATCCTTAACCGCTTCATCGAAGATGTTATTGAGTGCGATGATCTCCAGTGCGGAGATAGCCTGCTCCATTTCACCCAGCGTCTTCTCAGCTTCTAGATATTGCTGATACCACCGCTGTTCCTGCGCTTCCCAATAGTGTGCTTGTTTGGTCATGTGATTGATCCTTGATTTGTTTTATCATTTTCTTTGCTTCATCAGCGCCGCGACAAATTATTACCCGATCTCCGATTGACATCAAGTAGTCATGCCAATCTTTTTGATTTTTATCAACCACCCCCCCTTTGCTGCGCTTCATTTCAATCCACAATTTCCATGCAGGAACATAAAGATCAGGAACCCCGGCGCTGACTCCCTCAACCTTCAATCTGGTGGCCGTTGTGATGCTGCGCGCCCCGCCATTAGGAATGGCAAATATACGGACACCATCAAACGTCTGGCGAAACCATTTGACCAGTTCACGTTGTTCTTCATGCTCTGTGGGGATGCGGTCTGTCAAAAGTCGTCTCCTCAAAACGGCGGCTCCATTAACCACTCGTCGCACTGATTTGCTACCTGAGTAAATTCTTTGGGAGGTTCCATGTTAAACACGCCGCAGCGCCCGTCCAAGCTGTAATTCATGCAGTTGTAGCAAAACCGGGGCGGGCCTTTAGCAAAAAGTTCCTTCATCATTTTTTCATGCGCTTTCAGTTCTTCTGGCTTTTCGTGTCTCATGCCCAACTCCTATTTGTTACACGGAAAAACTTTCCGTCTTTTTTGTATTCAATGGCTGTGGGAGGCTTACCAGTGTTTAACGCCTCCGACATTGCATCCAAATCAGTTTCAGTCAAACTGATTTTTGCCTTTGATGCGGAACTGAGATTGAAAATTGATTGCGCTGCTTTTTGCCCTGCATAACCCTCATGCCTGACTGGAAAATACTCCACAATGGCCGATTCTGACAGACCACCATAATATGACACCGCCAACATTTCTTTCCCACTGGTGCGGCTGATGTGCTTGCGCCAACGCCAATCCGTCACCTTCATTTCGTTCCCTTCAAGGCCCATAATGTCATCATGCCGAAGTTCTAGCTTTTTCTGAGCAATAGGGAACTCAAACCCGCAAGACGGACACTCGCGCACACTTGGGTGAACAAGCTCGTGGCAGTTGGGGCAAAGCTTCACAGGCGCTTCACCCTCTTGTCCCGGCTTTGGCTTCTTGGGCGGCTGGACCGCCGTAATAGGCCCATGCGTTGATACCACGCCTGCAAAGTCCAGCACCATGCAGTGATCGGTGTGAGACTTCAGGCGCATCCCACGCCCGGCCATCTGCACATACAACCCCGCGCTCATTGTGGGGCGCAGCATGGCGATCAAGTCAATGTCGGGGTAGTCGAACCCTGTCGTCAACACATTGGCGTTGGTGAGCGCCCGCAGTTTGCCTAATTTGAAATCGTTCAGAATTTTCTCGCGTTCTTTCTTTGGCGTTTTTCCTGTCACGCAGGATGCGGCAATCCCTTTATCATTTAACACCTTCGCCACATGATAGGCATGGTCAACGCCAGTACAAAAAAACAACCAAGCCTTGCGATCCCCCGCCATTTCGATGACTTCATCAACAATCGCCCGGTTCTTAGGATCGGTATCCACCGCTGCCTGCAATTCGCTTTCAATGAATTCCCCACCACGCTTATGAACACCAGACACGTCAAGCTGTTCCTTTGTATGCTTGCTGCGTAGCGTAGCCAGAAAGCCCTTGTAGATCAGTTCTTCGATGCTGACAGGCTCTAGCAACGCATCAAACATGGCGGGCTTGTCGGTGATGTATCCATGCCCCAGCCTAAACGGCGTAGCAGTCAACCCGATCACACGAAGGGCCGGGTTAATCATGGTCAGCTCATAAAGGAACATGCGATAGCTGCCAGACTCCTTATGGTTTACCAGATGGCATTCATCAATGATGACCAAATCAACGTGGCCAACCTCTTTGGCCTTGTCCGCAATCGACTGGATACCAGCGAACGTAATGGGCTCCCCAAGTTGCTTCTTTCCGATACTGGCAGAGTAGATTCCCATTGGAGCATTAGGCCAGTGTTCTCGCATCTTTGCGGCATTCTGTTCAATCAGTTCCTTTACATGCGTGAGCATAAGAATCTGCGTCTCAGGCCACGTCTGCAAAGCATCCTTACACAGCGCCGCAACGATGTGGCTCTTGCCTGATCCTGTAGGCATGACAATGCAGGGGTTGCCCGCATTGCCAGCCTCAAACCAAGCGTAAAGATCGTCGATGGTTTTTTGCTGATATTCACGAAGCTGGGTCATTCTTCACCACCTTGGCCCCCGGCCATATCTGTTTGATTTTTTCAACTGTCGGGTGGGTGCAGCCAGCAGCATTGTCGATCAGCTCTTGGCTGTTGCAACCGTTCTCACCGTTCTGAACGTTCGTTCCGTTAATTTCAAACGTCGCGGTCCATTCATGGTCACTGTCCTGCATAGCCCACGGCACCAGATCAGGGTGGAGCGTGTGGGCCGGGCAACCTTGATACTGATACTCGACCTCAATCGGGGCGTCGTACCGCTCACAGTGCCATGTGCTATCATCCTTTGGTGTGCTATGGGCGCATGTCCTGCAATTCACATGCTGGGTCAGATGCGTCTCGTGGCAGAAAGAATGCGAATCGCAGAATTTACACTGATACCATGACGGGTCAGTCGATATAGGTGGAGGCATACGCTCAGACAGCGCCACGCGTTTCCCACGCGCAACCAGCTTCTCAGCCATCGCTTGGTCGTAACGAACGCGCTCGGTGTAAATGCGGTCGTTGTCTTTGCAAACCGCCACATATAATGCACGGTCGATGCCTGTCCCGTGCATGTAGACTTGCATCTGAGCGAAATGTTCAGGCTTTGATTTTTCGACACCCTTTTCCTCCACGTCTTTGAATGACTTAAATGAGTGTGTTTTGAACTCTCCAATGTGGCGCTTGGTCGGGGCCTCCGGCACACCATCATCAATGATGGCGTCGATGCTGCCAGACACATGGCAACCGAAGTCCACGCCTTCCTGCGATGTCAGGGGCCGCACCTGAATGCCAATTGCGCGAAGGTCCTTGATAATGTTTGGTTCTTCCTGATGTCCGCGCCGGAACAGGCGCAAGATTCGCCCCGGAAACTTCGGCTGCACCGCCCAGCGAAACGACAGCCACATCTTGCGCTCGCAAACGCTGCCAAGCATCGACGCCCCCATGTGAGGGCGAGGCCGATCAGGGCGAGCCTCGTGCGCCTTATCGATCAAATTCTCAATGGTGCTTTCGCGGTCGGGGATTTTCATTTATTACCCCACTGAATGTAGGTGCTGCCTTTATGCTGGTAAATGTTCAACTTTGGATGATTATCGCAAGTTTCACACCAAAAAAAGATACTCAATCCATCTCTGCGCAAAGAAGGATTTCCATGACTTCCCCTTGTGATATTTACTTTTGAGCAATCAATATGAACTTTTGTATGTTCTAGATCGTCTTCTCCCCTTTCAAAAACATCAATACTGCTATGGTGCATAGACCCACCTCCGCAATATGGACAATTCAAAAGACCATCATCAAGATTGATATGTAGTGAACCATTCCAATCCATCACAACCTCCTTCTAAGTTGAATAAACCGGGGCGCTGAGGCCCCGGCTATTGATCTTACTTCTTGGCCCACGGTGGAGCGGCCTTAGCAGGGGCAGCGGCAGCAGCCTTCGCCATCACAGGCGGCGCACCCCCAGCGATGGGCTTGAACCCCTTCACTTGGTTCTTGTCGCCGTACTG